GTATCAGCATCAATGGCAAAAGGCACTACTGCTGCACGGGGTTCCCAAATGTCCCTGATGGGACTGTGCTGCCTTCAGTCACAACATTGCTTTCCTCTATGGCACCAGTGGGAAAGATCATGGCGCTAGTCAACTGGCGGAAGCGAGTGGGAGACGAAGAAGCAAACCGCCGCACTCGCCTAGCCGCTAATCGCGGCACCTGGCTTCATGCCATTCTTGAAGACTGGTTCGGTGATGAAGACATTGAGAACCATCTTGAAAAGGCGCCAGATTGGCAGCCCTATTTCCAGGCAGTAGAGCCATTCTTGCATGGCATTGAACAGCCAGTCTTGGTAGAAAGTGCAGTGGCTTGGTACGACCAAGAGCAGATCATTGGCTATTCCGGCACGTTGGACATGGTGGCAACAATGTCTAACGGCTCTCTTGCTCTAATAGATTGGAAAACCAGTTACAAGGAAAAGCCTGAGAAGCACTTGGCCGATTACAAGCGGCAGCTTGGTGCCTATTCCATGGCGGCAGAGCAAATGTATGGCACCAGCATTGATGAAGCATGGTGCGTGATCGCTTGCTTTGACCCCGAGGATAAAGACAGCGAGCCAAGTCTTCAGTTGGTGCATCTTGATGGCTTTGAGCTGATAGCACAGCAGCGCATCATGCAGGACACTGTGCAACGATACTTTGCAGAGCACTACCCCGGCAGCAAGGCTTTCACCATGACGGCAGACAGGGGGTGATGGGAGCAAGACTAACTCTAGGGGTAAACGATTTGCTCACAAGACATCCAGAATTAGCGAAAGAAGCCTTTGGATGGGATCCATCGACGGTCTGTTATCGCTCAAAGCGAACGCTGACATGGAAAGGGCCATGTGGGCATGTATGGAACGCAACAGTAGACAAAAGAAGCGGCAGGAACGATGGGTGCCCATACTGCTCTGGTCGCCAAATTCTTGTTGGCTTTAATGATTTGAAAAGCGTTGACCCGGATCTAGCCGCGCAAGCATATGAATGGAATCCCGAAGAGTTCACTCGATGCTCAAAGGCGAAACTAAGATGGAAAGGCATATGTGGGCATATTTGGGAAGCGACCATAAGCAACAGGTATAGACGGGAATCTGGCTGTCCGTATTGTTCAAGCAATGCTGTTCTCAAGGGTTTTAATGATCTTGAAACTATTGCGCCAGAAATAGCCAAGTATGCTTACGAGTGGGATCCAAGCACTGTAACCGCTAGATCAGGCATTTACAAGAAATGGAAATGCGACTGTGGATACATATGGGAAACAAGCCCGAACAGCATGGTACTCAGCAGTCAAATTGGAACTAATGGTTGTCACGCGTGCAGTAGGAGAAATTTCAGGTTTAGTGATGACGCTTATTTATACCTAATGGAGAGGGATGAGGACCAACAAATTGGCATTACAAACAATCCGAAGAACAGGCTCAGGAGGCATCATCGTAATGGATGGCGCCTTGTTGAGCTGCAAGGCCCTTGCAATGCTTGGAAGATTCACAGACGAGAACTGGCCATCAAGAGATGGATCAAAAGTAGGATTGGGTGTGTTGAGGGGACAAGGGAAAACTGGTTTAAGACCAGCCTATGCGTCTCATCAATCGCGGAACTGGAATGGAAAATTGCTCACGACTTGGAATGGGCCTTGACGTGTCGCTGATTGCTCGGTATGCTGTGTAAGCCTCGTCAAGCGAGGCGAACCATCACTCCCCTGGAGAAACACCCATGGCTGACAAGCCTCCCATCACTGCAGCAATTGACCTTCCCAGTGACCTGCTCAATGAACTCAAGCAAGCAGGCCCCAACGAGCGCGGCAATTATTCCATTGACGTTGCCGTTTGGCCCAACACTCGCCGTTCTTCCGACCGCGCCCCCAGTCACACGGGATCCGTCAAGGTAAAAGGCAAAAGGGACGGAAGCAAGGGGTATGCCAGTGTATGGGTGAATGAAGCCCTCGGCGGCGGCGGCGACGACCTCTTCTGAGTCAATCCCGACAATGATCACTGGGCGCCTCGGCGCCCTTTCTTTTCTCTACCACCATGTTCCTCAACGACAAAGAAATCAACGCTCTCGCTGAGCTTGACATTCTCATGCCCTTCGTGGGCGAAAAGCGTCGTGAAGCCAATGGCAACAAAGCAGTGAGCTATGGGCTCAGTCAATGCGGCTACGACATTAGGCTTTCCTCTGAGCAATTCTTGGTGCTTGAAGGGCTGCAGTTTCTCCGGGAAGGAGAAGCTCTTTGTCCTAAAAACAACGCAGTGAAGAGCTACGAAGTAGTGTTAGAACACACTGAACTTGGCTTTTTCTTTGAACTACCTCCTCACAGTATTGGCAATGGAGTGAGCTTGGAGAGGTTTACGATGCCCAATGACATTGGTGCCATCGTGAAAGGCAAGAGCACCTATGCAAGGCTTGGTTTGCTTGTAAACGCAACGCCCATTGAGCCATCATGGAGCGGCTATTTGACAATCAATTTTATCAACACAAGCCCATTCCCTATTCGGCTTTTTGCGGAAGAGGGGATTTGTCAGGTTTTATTTTTCCGCTGTGGCGAAGTGGAAACACCTTACACGGGCCAGTACCAAAACCAAGGCAACGTAGTCACCTTGTCAAAAGTAGGCTAAAGTGTTGGCGCCAGGTCCGGTGGGGCTCGGTACGGCTGGCCGTGACATGGCTTGGCGTGGCATAGCAGGGTAAGCAGAAAGGGGCTTCGGCCCCTTTCTTCATGCAACAGCTACAGTGCATTTAGCCGCCGTCTGATTTTGAGCGCCCTTGAAGATCAGTTTCTCAAGCAGTGGGACAAGACTACTGGCATTCCACTAGAGCGCGAGTATTCAGACATCCCCGCTTGGGAAGCTGACTTTAAGCAACGCCACGCTAAAAGCAAACGTTCCAAACGCTATCGTCTCGATTTTGCTCACCCCGAGTCTCGCACTGGCATCGAAATCCAAGGTGCTGTTTATAGTCGTGGCCGTCATGTTACGGGCAGTGGCTATGAGCGTGATTGTCGTAAATACAATCTCGCTTATACTTCAGGCTGGACAATCTTTCTTCTCAGCGGCGCCATGGCCAAAGACCTTTTCTGGACGGAGCTGATTGCTTCTCATGTTGCTGCAAAGCAGTAACGGCCTCTGAAAGCAGAGCTTCAGCAGCTTCCAAGGAGCTATCACGTACTCCAATGGCCTGGCGGAGCTGCATGTTCTCCAGCATGGTTTCTTTCAGGGCGGTGTTCATCATTGCCCAGCCCTCAAGCAAGTTGCTTGCCACTGCTCTGAGTTGAGCTGGGTCGTTGCAATCCTTCAAGGCATTGCGGCTGACAGTAAGCGCAAACTCACGCTCAGCAGAATGCTCAAACGGTCCCATGACGGCAGTACAAAGCTGACCGTTCCATTGTAACTGCATGGGCACTGCGAACTTCACTGCCTTCAAACGCTCTCAGACAAGGCTATCGAAAGCAGAGCTGAGAACAATGGGGAATGCCGAACAGTTTGACCTTGCTTGACAGAGGTGCTGTCAAGGCCAGAAAGGCGCACTACACTAGCAACGTCTCAACATCCTGTTATGGCTTCCAAGTCTGTTCAAGACCAGCTCATCGAGCTAGCTAGTACCGTCATTGCGACAGTCCTTGTGGTGTTTCTTGGTGGCTATGCACTGTCAGTGTGCGCTGGCTTCCTTGGACTGCCCGTCTCGCTTTCAATCTGGCAGTGGGCTCTGGTGTTTTCAACCGTTCGATTCCTGCAAGTCAAATGACCCTCCCCTCCATTGATCCTCTTGAAGACGGCAAGAGCCTGGTGGTGCTTGTTGATTCAATGGGCAATAGCCTGTCAGTTGTGAATGACGCTAGGCAGAGCTTTGAGCAACGTTCTGAAGAATGGACAGAGCGCGATGAAAAGCTCATTAACTACCTCGCCCGTGAGCATCACACCAGTCCATTTCGGGGGGTGGTGTTTAAGTGGTTCGTGAAGGCTCCGCTGTTCATCTGTCGGCAATGGTGGAAGCATACAGTTGCCTCCACCTACGTTGACGATCAGCTTGGATGGAACGAAAAGAGCTTTCGCTACTGCTCAGCAGAGGATGCTCAGTTCTACACGCCCAGGCAGTTCGCCAAGCAGAGCAAGAGCAACCGCCAAGCCTCTGAGGGAGCCCTGGAAAGCAATGATGAGGCACTGGCCCAGCAGCTCTATGCACAAGCCCTGCAGGGCTGCGTGCAGGCGTATGAGGGGCTTCTGTTGACTGGCGTAAGCAAGGAGCAGGCCAGGGCGGTGCTGCCGCCTTGCATGTACAGTTCTTTTGTCTGGACATGCTCTCTGCAGACCCTGCTTCACTTCATTTCCCTGCGCGTTGAAAAGGGCGCTCAGAGTGAAATTGCTGCTTATGCAAGATCGCTGCAAACGCTTGCAAGGCCCGTGGCTCCTGAAGTGTTCAAAGCCTTTGAACAAAACAACTATCAGTTCTGACCATGCACGATCCTACGACCATGCACGATCCCATCAATCCCTCGCACTACACCTCCGGCACCATTGAATGTATTGAGGCCATGGAAGCCTCAATGAGCACAGAGGCGTTCAAAGGCTTCCTCAAGGGCAACTGCCAGAAATACTTGTGGCGCTATGAGAAGAAAAACGGAGCCGAGGATCTGCGCAAGGCCATGTGGTATCTTGATCGACTCATCGGTACTGTCGAGGCTGAGCAGAGTGCTATCGAACAAGCCTTTGGAGCAATGGAGTGCAAAGATGGCTTCTGCCCTTTGCCAGGTGCAGGAGTGAGGCAAGGCCCTCCTGAGGGCTATTTCCCTCCAGTGAGTTGAGCTAACTAACCAGCCTTGAGGATTAAAGACGGCCACTGAGCCGTCTTTTCTTTTAGCACGTCATGCACTGGCACCACTCTCTGACAATGCTCCATCCACTCCTCCCAGGATGAAATGTCAGTATGAGCACTGACAAAACTATGGCTATGCACCCATGAAAGCAGAATGTGCTCACGCTCTTCGCTCCAATGTTGTTTCGGCCTCCACCATTCCAGCACTGCCAAGTTGGACTTGGAAGAGTTGCAGGAAAAGCACGCTGGCACCATGTTCCACTTTGCATAATGTGGCCCACCTTTGCTCTTGGGGATAATGTGATCGAGCGTCAGCTTCTCATGCCACTTCCCGCAGTATGCACAAGCAGCCTGCCCTAGTGGTCCCCTCAAAGGGTAATCTTCCAAGATGCCTTTGCGAAATCTACGCTTTGCGTCGGAGGGGCGTAGTTCAATGAGAGAATGGAGAAGATCATTAGGCCCATGCTCTCCACCCATCGCTGTATTGGCTTTCCTAGACGATAGCAAGCCTTTTCAGCCTCTTCGTAGCCATTATGCTGCGAATTAGAATGATGAAAACACTTCTTTGAACAGTGCGCGAAGCCATTTCTAGCATTGCTGCTACCCTCACAGCCGGAATGCTCATGGCTTCTGGCGGCATGATGATTGCCATTGGCAATCAGCAAACACGCATCACCACTCAGATTGAAGGTATCACTGAAAACCTAGAGGCTCTCACTGAAAATGTGAAGGAACTAGAGAATCGCGTGAGAAGCCTTGAGATAGGCAGGTAGCCAAACGCTGTCTCCTTGCTAGGCTACAACCATTGTCTAGGCTCATTATGGAACCCAACGTTGAAGTGTTGATTGGCTTTGGGCTATTCGCCCTGAGTGAACTCATTGGCATGTCGAAGTACAAGGAAAACTCCGTCATTCAAGCCGTGCTGCGCGTAGGGTCGGAAGTGTTCCCTTACGAGCTGAAGCGCCGCGACAAGAAGCGCAATCGCCCCCGTGATCGCCATGGGCGGTTCCTGCCTGAAGACGAGAACTGAACTAATCAGCCCTGAATCATGAGCAACTTTCTTCAGGCAGCACGTCATACTGACCCCTCTTCGCCATTGCCCCATCAGGATGCTGCCTGGCAGTGGGCGTGGGAGCAGTTTCCAAAGGAGAAACAGGAAGAGTTTTTGGAGATGTTTAGGGCTGCAGTGCCATCCAAAGATCAAGATGGCACTAATTCCTGGCAAGGCATTGCCACGATGGCGAAAGAAGCTGGCGCCAAGTACCCCGAGCTTGCGGCTGCACAATGGGCCATTGAATCGGGATGGGGGAAATACACCAGTGGCACCAACAACTACTTCGGACTCAAGGGATCGGGCAAGATTGTTGAGACGAAGGAAGTGGTCAATGGGAAGGAAGTCTCTGTCAGGGAGAGCTTCATCAACTTCCCAAGTATTCGCGCTTGCGTCAACTATCTCGTCACTCGCTGGTATAGAGACTTCGATGGTTTCAAGGGTGTCAATAATGCAGTCAGCAGAGACGACGCTGCCAGGCAGTTGGTGAAAGAAGGCTATGCAACCGACCCGTTCTATGCGGAGAAGTTGATTAAGACCATGAACGCCAATGCTCCGGCATCAATCATCAAGCCAGTTCCTCCCGCCCCTGTGCTTCCTACTCTGCCATCAAACATTCTGCTGGCGGTGCCGTATGAGTATCAGAATGATAACGCTTCTGGTACTGGCTATCGAGAGTGCTTCAGCAGTGCTGCTGCGATGGTAGCCAAATTTTACGGGAAGATTAAGAATGACGATGAGTACAACAAGGTGCGTGCCAAGTTTGGCGATACTACGGATGGCAACGCCCATGTAAAAGCCCTCAAGGGCTTGGGCTTGAACGCTCGATTTGCCACTAACGGCACTGCTGCAATGCTTGAGAAAGAGCTGCGTGCAGTTCGACCAGTGCTTGTTGGATGGCTCCATAAAGGGCCAGCAAGCGCACCTTCAGGGAGTGGCCATTGGTCTGTCGTTACAGGCTTCTCCCCATCGACATTCATTCATAACGATCCCAATGGGGAAGCCGACATGGTGAATGGCGGCTACGTTAACCATTCCAAGGGAGAGGCTATTGCTTACAGCCGTCAGAACTGGTTGAAGCGATGGGAGGTAGATGGTCCTGGTACTGGCTGGTACATCGCTGTCGAACGATGATTGCCACTGCGTTGATTGTTTGGGGCCTTACTTCTTGCTGCGTTGCAGCATTTTCACTTTCCTGTCAATACAGGCGGAAGCACTAAGCGAACACCACTCATGGAATCGCAACCGCGAGCGCGTTCATCAGGGTGGTCACCCTGGCGTCGAGCAGGGCGAGGTTCAGGGATTCACCGATGCTGTAGAAGGACAGGCGGGAGTCGCTATAAAGACCAACCGGCGATGTATTTCGCGCAAACACAGCAAAGGGTTCTGAGCCTGCCCCCGAGGTGCTTGCAGCGCTGATAGACAAGGTTGAGCCGGTTGCGCGGCACGAAACAGAAGCAGACTGGCTGCGAGTGATTCCCACAAATCCTGTAGCATTAAGGGCGCCTCCATTAACTGACTGGCTCCTGCTTCTCGCGTCTAAAGCGTTGATGGAGGTGTTTCTGTAAATGCCTGTTGTCAGAAGTGCGCCATAGGTGCCCGCGCCTATGTAACTCATTGTGCCTGTTGCGGCTGTAGAGATTGAGACAGATAGATGGTGGTTGTTTGGGTCGTCTGCATTGTGGGCTCTATTGCTATTGAGATACTTCGACGATCCATTCCCCACCAGCCCCGTCTTGCGGTTGTAGTCCCCGCTGACGAACCCGATGTTCGTCGGCGCAGTCCCCACCAGCGGCCTTAGCGCACCGTTCAGCGTGCGAGCACCGCCCATGATGCACGATGCCTTGATGGCGTTCCAGATGCCGTCAGCCTTGCAGCCGAGCACGAACGCGTTGATGGCATCACGCACACCAGTTTCAAGCACCTGGCCGTCAGCAGTTTCAACAGCGGTAATGTATGCCTGCGCGTCAGCGTCATAGGCCGCAGCGAATCGCCCTGCCGCAATCCAGATCACCGCCATCAGCTTGCCCTCTGCCAGACCAGTGATTCCCGTTCAGGCGTCGCGGGGTCATCTGCCAAGAACTGGCCGTCCCCATCGCGGGCCTGCACCACCACCCACTCAACGCCAGCGGCGTCGGTCCAGCTCTGGCCGATGTTCTCCGCCGGCGGCATCGGGAACAGGCTGTAGACCCCGACCAGCCGGTGCGCATCCATCAGACCCTGCAGCTCTGCCAGGCCGGTGGCATTGAGCTGGAGTTGCCCCAGCAGCAGCCAGATCGCCTGCTGCAGTGCAGGGCGGTTCTCACGTCCGCCTAGGCAGTCCTGAATCGCCCCAAGGAACACCGTCATCGCAGCGGCCTGATCGCCAGACTTCCCCGGCGTGGCCACCACGGCGCCATACACCTGGCTGGCCAGCAGGGCGTCGTAGAACGCTCGGTAGTTCGGCCCTGGCGGCACCGGCACCGGCACATCCTCGACGCTCCAGCCCCATCGCCACTCCAGCGCCTCCAGATCGACGACGCGGGTTTCGCTGGCCTGCTGGCCGGGGCCTGGTTCGGGGGCGGGTTCGCGCACCACGCGCAGCACCACGTAGCGCGGGTCGAGGCCCTGAACAGGTTCATCATCCACCCTCGGATAGTCCCTGATCAGGCTGGTCTGGGTGTCAAACAACACGAGGTTGCGCATGATCAAGCCCTCCGCACGAACAGACTGACCTTCAAGCCCGCACCCGCCACGGTGCTGCCGATCTGGTCGATGTCGATGCTGATCTCGGCGTCATCCGCCAAGGAGCTGTCGGTGATCGTTGCGGCACTGGCTGCCGTGGTGCTGGTGAACTCAGTGGCGTCAATGCTGAGCTTGGTGCCCAGCACGCTGACGCCTGCCTCGTTGATGTCCACGATCAGCGTGGAGCCAGTGGGTGCGGTGTTGACGGCAGCACGCACCGCCAGCAGTGTGGCAGCAAAGGGCATCCTGAACCGGACGCGATTCGTGCCGGTGGTCAGCGCCGTGCTTTCATCGCCCACTGGCACCACAATCACATCGGCATCCCGCTGGTGCTGGTGATCCTCGCGGGCGTAGTCAGTGCTGACACCCACCGCTGCTGTAGCAGCCAGTCCTGATGGTGCCGCATCAGCGGCTGTAGGGATTGAGGGTAAACCGGACAGACTGCTATAGGCAATCTGGGCTCCGTCACCACCACTGTGGTCATGGCTGTTCCCGTTGGTCACTCCCTGCGCTGCAGGAGCGTAGTCTGTCGAATTGGTCGCTGCTGCAGTGCCCAAGGTGGGCTTGTTCAGAATCTGCGCATCGCCTGAACCAGCGTTCCAATCAGCATTGACATTTACTTCCGCGCCGGAAGCAACGCCGGCTAGCTTGGTCGATTCACTTTCCGTGAAAGCCTGAAAGCCGCTAGCGTAAGCGAGCGTCAAAGTTCCCGAGCCGGTAATCGGACCCCCTGAAACCACCAAGCCACTGGGGGCCGTCAGTTCGATGCTGGTTACAGTGCCGATGTTCGCAGTGGCGCCAGAGGCAATGCCATTTAATTTAGCCTTATCTGTTGCACTCAACAAACCATCTCCACTGGTCGTCACAAGCGGCAGAATCACTCCGCTGCCAGTAGAGCTATTTAGTGTGCGTGTAGATGTGACATACGATAAGTTTGTTTCCCCTTCTATAACGTCTCCCTCCCATGTCGTTCCATTCCATACTGGCGACTCACCACTTGCTACACCACTGACGGCAACAATCTGACCGACTTGTACAGTCTTTACGGCGCTTTCCAGCGCATCAACTTTGACGGTTCCAAATGCCATGTCTTAGATGATGGCCCAAGTGGCGCCAGACGGAACGGTAATAGCAACCCCGGATGCAATGGTCACAGGCCCCACTGAAATACCATTCCTGTTCTCCCCTAGCGTAACATCTTCGTAGAGTGTTTGAGCAGGCTGGAGAATGTCGCCATCAATAATGCCACTGGATGGGGAAAACAGGTTTCCATCCCACTCAAGGAGAACCCCAGTGTCGCCACTATCAAGAGCTTCAATGGCGGCGAAGTCAAGAAATTGACTTCCCGAAAAAGAGGCGCCAGTTGCACCACTTGGACCAACAGGGCCTTGCGGACCAATGCTTTTGATCTTGAGGAGGTTTGTAACTGGCGCCTGAGCGACAGTGCGAACATTGCGCTCAGTAACCGCCACTATTGCAGCGTTTTCGTTGATCGTGATGCTCATGGTCTATAGCTCAGCCCTGGGTTCCATTGCGCCGCGCCCTCCAAGAGGTAGTATTTTGTACCACCAGGCTCGGTGATCAACACGTCGTAGCGTCCTTGCTCCGTGATGCCGCTTGTCGTAGAAGCGGGCAGTGTCAGCTTGAACATGCCACTAACCTGCACTGTCCACTGCGTTGTAAACGTGGCAAGGCGAGAAGTGCCCAGCCTGTTCCATAGTTGACCGCTGACGGTATAGCCGCTCATGTTGACGGGCGTATTGTTTTCGTCGGCATACTCCAGCTCAAGCTCAAACGTGGCCCCTTGATAGATGGTAATGTCGTAGGAACCAGGAGACTGCATTGGAGGCTGGTGCTATGAAGCCATTCTAAGTGTGAACTGGCAACTTGCGGACTGCAGGCTGGTTATGGCTCGGAAAATCTTGTCTGCACCGCAATGGTTTCAACACCCTCAACCTCTAATGCCTGCATGCGTCCGCTCCTCTCATCAAAGATAAACACGCCCAGGTTTTCTGCAATAGCACTGGTAGTAGTTGTTGCCCACGGGTTACCACTTGGTGGCGGCAGCGCGTTGAAATCGTAGAAGGGATCGCTAGTCATGGCTACAGTATTGCTGCTGCTCCAAAAATGGTCAGCGATGGTGAGTCGGTGTCTGCCACTGCAACTAGAGCATCATCCTCTAGGCTTACCACGGCGGGAGGATTATTGACGTTGGCAATCATTGCAGTGTTGCCCAGTGCATCAGTAACTGTCACCAATCCGGCGAGGATGGCTTCGGTGGTGATGTTGGTAGTGACGGAACCAAACGAAACGGCAACACTGGCGCTGTCAACAGTAAACCGCGCTGGTACGCGAATCGGCGGAGCAGTGGCGACAATGTTGTTAAAGCTGATCCCTGACAGTGTGACGCTGGTTTGCCCTGCTGGGTTCTGATTGATGGTGGCCATCAGACCATCCTCGCCAAGAACAACGGAGAGGCGCCTGTGACAGAGGAACCGTTGGCATAGAAGTCAAGAACTTCCCATTCCTCAGTGCCTGCACTTACAACGAACGTATCGCCAATGCTGAAGATGTTGGTGGCGTAGTGGAAAGTAATCCCGAAATCGCTTGGCAGCGGCGCGACCAGTGGGCTGTATGGGATGCTGTGGAATACGGGGTTGCTGTTTTGCGTGAAGGCAGGATTAGCGGAAGAAGACCCTACTGGCAGAAAGATAAACGGCTGCTGAATGTTCCAGTTGTTGCCTTGTCCGTTGTCTTGGCGTCCAACAGCCGCATAACCCAAAGAACGCTCGCTTGCGATGGATCCAACGTAGCTAGTCCAATCCGTAGCCCCCCTTAACGCTTGTCCCCTGCTGACTTCCCTTCTCAGAAGCGGACCTATCCCCCAGCTAATAGTCCCCATGTTACCGCTCGTGCTCAAAATAGTATAATGAAACCCAGAAAGGTATCCGTTGTCAAGATTGATCGCGCTCCAAATGTTTTCGGTTGCACTAGCTATGGTAAAACACCTTCTACTTCCGCTTGCGTTAATCACGAACCAACTTACGCCTGGATTGACGCCTGAAGTGTAGCGGGTTAGTTGAGCCGTGCTGTTATTTGACAACCCTCCAGTAATCGCATAGCTGTAAAAAAAGTTATTCTGATTTGTGTTGGTGTCGAAATAGTCGAGATACTGAGTCCCAGTGGGAAGATGCGTAACATTGTTCCACCCCGTTGCAATGTTTAGTGACGCAGGGTGACCGCCTGGTCCGAACTTGAACCAATAGTATGTTTTGCCGTAGGCCTTGGTCGCATCGTAAACAACCTCCAAAATCCTATTCTCGAAGCCGCTGCTTACGAACGAGTCATACCAATCAGTCATCAGTCCCGCGTCGATGAACGCATCACGAAACAGATCGGCCACCTGGCTTAGTGTCCAGGTGGCGGTGGCGGTGTAGGTTTCCTTGGTGCAGGCCATGACGACAGATTCCTAAGTGGCAATGATAAGAGACAATGGGAAATGGAAAGACCTAGCCTTCGCCATTGCCAGCAACAATCAACTGAGTGGAGCTATTTTCAAGCGTTGTAAGCACGTCGCTAGTAAAGGCTTTCATCATCAGTTCCTGGAGTAGGTGCGCTGCACAGTTGCAATGCCGCTCACCCAGTAATAGCGTTCTCCACTTGCATTGGTTAGGCTCACGTCGTAACCATAGCGTCCAGATTCCAGGCCGGAAGTGGTAGTAGCTGCCATTACCATGTCAAACAAGCCATTCGCCGCATCTGTTGCAGTGCAACTAAACGTTGCCACTTGCGTGCCGCTAATCTCTTGTGCCAAGTCAGCATCAATGGTATAGCCGCTCAAGTTGACGGGAGTGGCAACATAGAACGTGCCGCTGCCGGCATCATCAACGACGATAGAAGTCCCGGAAGAAGTGGTGCTCACATAGAACTCATCGTCCGTGAGTCCGCTGCTCATGACGTAGTAAACAGTGTTCGCATCAACGTCGCAAGGCAGGGTTGACGTGCCTGATGGAGCAAACACCACTTTGCCGCTAGCCGTGAGTTTGTGGCATGGTGCAACAAACTTGGGCACGCTCAAGGTGACCACTACACCGGTGACAGTCTTACGCCTTTGCGTCACCCTCAGAGAAGTCTTGTAGGTGGAGTTCTGGAGGATGGTAATGTCGTAAGATGCGGGATAGATCATCGCTTGCCAGGCAGTTCCACCATTCTAAGCATAGCTATGAATGAAGGCGTTATACCACCTCTCGCCACCCCAGAAGGCCCGTAGCATTTTCCGACGAGCTGCATTGAACAGTCAGCGCGATCACATCGCTAACGCCGCTGATGGTTTGCCCGAGGGCAAGCTCGATGCCGCTTTCAGGATCAAACTCAATCGAGCTTCTCGATGCAACCAGTCCAGCGCCAACGATGGTGCCGCCGCTGAATGTTCCGCTGCTCATCACCTCCACATTGCCACGACCATTGCTAGCAGGAAGCCAAGTGCCGCTGATCGTTGGATTCAGCCGCAGCCTCCACTGCGCCACCACGTTGGACGCAGGATTGCCGCCAACACTTGCATCAACTTGCGCGGGAATGATCACATTGTCAGTGCGGCCACTTGCCATGCGAATGGCAGCCACCATCGTCTCGCTTGTAATGGCAGTAAAGCCGTCCACGCCACGTCCTGCCGTGTAGATGGGACCAGTCGGCTGATAGCCACCCTCGCTGGTCACGTTGGAGCAAATCTGCTTCAGTCGAGCCGGAGAGGCAATGGTGGAAGTAGTGGCAATCCTGTAAGACAACGGCAGGATGGCTGAAGTCATGTAGACGGTATCAATGTTATTGGCATGATTGAACTCATGGCAATAGCGCATCTCACCATCAATGACAAACCCTGCTCTTACGCGCCCCACGCCCAACCATTCAAAGTCCACTGCAAGAATGTTGGCCTTGGAGAAGTCAAAGCTAGGGAATGTGTCGATGTTCCATGCACTCTGCGCTACTGCCGTCTCCACTGGAGAGCCAGTCACTGAGCTGCGGATGACCAGCTTAATGTCTTCTCCATCCGCCCTAAGGATGATGCCATTTTCATCATCAAAGTAGCCAAGCTCTTGCACTAGCCCCTGCATAGGCTCATTGCCAACAAAGCTCGTCAGTACCAGCATGGACTTTCCAGGCTGATAAGGAAAGTGCCTACGAGTGCGCCGCAATGCACTGTCGCCAGATGCAGTAGTTACGGTCAGCTCAAGAGAGCTTTCGTTTGTCAGGTAGTTGGTCGCTCCAGAACCAACTGTCCTTTCGTCCCATTGATCTGTGCGCTTGCTATAGCGCAGCATGGAATCAAATAGTTTGAATGGCTGGCTGAAGCGTTGTCTGCCAAACGCATCAAACATGCCACTGTCAGGGCCTTGCTGAAGCAGTTGTCCGCGATGGTCTGCTTGGATGTGCGTTTCAAACTGCTCTCCACCGCGAACAACTTGTCCCATTTTTTATTCCATGGCGTCAGTCTTCAGTGTAACGTCTCCGCGTCGCAGGAAGCCATACTCCTCTTCCATGTCAATGAAAGCGTTGAGGATGGAAATAGGCAAGTAGCCAGTGGCCATGGCAAACCGAAAGAATCCTTCGCACAATGCGCGTGCATTGTCGTTGGAAATAGTGATGTTCACTTCTTCGTAAGAAGGGCCAAAGTCTGCCTCTTCAGTGGAGAAGCGATGGGAAAAGGAAACAGTGTTGACGAAGGCCATGGAAAAACAAAGGGGCCACCAAACGGTAGCCCCCTGTATGTCCATTGTCAATCAGTTTTTACCTTGGCCGATCCGCAGTTTGCGAGTGCCGCGAGGCTTGCTATTGCGCCTGCTGTTGCCTTGCCTGGTGGTCTTGGGCTTGTGAACGATGATCAGCTTGGTGCTGGAGGTGCCTGCCTTGCTCTTGACTGCCATGGAGGGGCGATGGAAAGGGACAGTTTAAGCCTGTTCCAGCTCACTGATGCGGCTGTCAAGGGCTTCCACCTTCTCGATGGCTTCCTG